TCACCTCATAAGTGTCGCCATTAGCTGTCAGGCGATCACCATGAACAAGAGACCCAAATAATGATGTGGGCAGATTGTCAAGAATTATCTCGACGATTTCAGCCTGCCCATTGATGACCAGCTCGCCACCCTTCCGCAACATGCCTTCAGACTGAACGGCGCCCCATTTCACTGGAACGCCGCCCAAAACCCGGTTCATTGTCCGGACGTGCAGTTGCTGGCGTGTGGCCCAGCTCATTAGTTAAACAATCTCACGATGCACGTAGCAGACGCCTGAGCAAACACGCCGATGGAGTGCCCCACCAGTTTGCGCGCGCCGCTGCTGTCACTGCCGCTGACTGATCCAGAAGAGAAATAAACCGGTCCGCCGTTGGTAGTGGCGTCTGCAGATGCCGCCACCAGTTTGGGCAGTGTGTAGATGCCTTCCAGGCTCAGAACGCCAGTAGCGCCGGCCGCGATATCAGCGACAACAACACCATGCAGGTTTCCCACCTGAACAAGCGTTCCGCCGGTGATTGTTGAGCCTGTGGAATTTGTGTAGTCAAGGAGATCAGCATTCTCCTGGTAAGTGTTTTTCATTGGAGGAAGTTACCGGGGATGATGGAGCGGGTGGATCAGGCTTCGCCCTTGGATCGGACGAATCCAAGGTGTGAGCGCACAGCAGCGCCATAATCAATTCTCATCAAATACTTAAACACATCAGGATCTCGCTTTTCTTCAGTCGTGATAGTTGGGCCAGGCTCACCCGACAGATAGCCATGACGCAACATGGGAACCCTTGAAGGCGATGCCGCCAAGTACCACATTTTAGAAGAATCATCATCTAATCGAGCCTCAGTAATTTGAGTGACTGATCTGGCAAAAACATTAGTTGCATTGTCACCCGTGACAGTGTTAGGGGCAAAATTTAGTGGATTAAGAAACTGTTCCGCTGTCGTTGCAAGGGCTTGAGGTACAATCAAATAGGCCGGGCGAAGATTTAGCCTGTTGCCAGATGGATCTTTTTGAAGTCCTAATTTTTGCCTGGCAAGATCCATTCCTGCGATTGAGATGACTGTATTAGCCCCGCTGATTGTGTTGTTGTGATCAACGTGAAATACTTCCTTGTTGTCATCCATTGTCTTGGCTCCGCTTGCTCCACTCAACAGCAAGTCCCAAACAATGTTGGATTGCATGATTCGAGCGCCAGAACCAAGTTTGGTTGGGATTTCACCAAAAGCATTCAGATCATCATTGATGATCATCTGCCTTGTTAAGCTAATAGATATTGCATAAGTAACTAAATTCCAAGTTCCGCTACCATCCTGCATGGTTGTCGCTTTGTAGCTTCCGCCCTCTTGCAACGGCTGCGGAACCATGCTGGCGCTCATCTGAACTTCTGTAGCCTTTTTGAAGTCAGGCAAATCGCCGCGAGTTGACAACACTTCCCATGTGGACGGCTCCTCGTCATAAGCCGCTCTGAGAGATTTGTTTACAACCGCTGCCGTGATATTTGACATATCACTAGTGGAATGAAAAGCACGAGCAATCAACTCATTGATTCCCATGCCGCGAGTGACTACACCGCGATTTTCCAGCGCCGCACGACACAGCTCCCGTGCGCTATAGCCACGGAATTGAAGCCCTTCACCATCGAGAGACTTCGTTAAGCCGCATCGATACTCCATCGCTTGCGTCAGGCCGCGCATGATAGTGTCACCTTCATCTCGAGTGACGGTCACGGCAGGGTGGCCGGCATGGACGGGTGAGGCCGCTTCCAGTCTCTCCCGCGTTGCCCTGATCACTTCCATCAGGGCAAACTGAGAATCACGGCCCAGTGACCGCTCAATGATGCCGGTGATCGCATCCTCTCCCAGGCCAGCCGCGCCAGCCGCGCGGCGCACGGTCAGCTCGAGCGCGTCAGCAGCGGCCATTTGGGGCGGAGCTTCAACGGTGGCAGGAGCAGGTCCGGCTGATCGCTGAATGGTTGCCGCTTCAGGAGCCGGAGGTGCAACGGGCGCCGTTTCCTGTGCCTGAACAGGATCTGGGGTCTTGTCGTCGTTGGCCATATCAGGACCGGGAGGAGATTGTGGAGAGTTGCTACTGCGCATAATAGCGCCAGGGTCTTGGGGCGCCGCCACCAGAGAGACCATGATCGGTTCCCACATGTTCACGCGGACGATGGATCCTGACGGGGTCAGCTGATCTTGGGTATAGCGAGCCTCGACCGAAAAGCGAGCAGATCCGTTGCGCAAACGTGGCAAGGCAATTGCGACCGCATCCGGAGGCCCATCAACAGCGATCTTTCCGATCAATTCTTGCACTCCATTGTTGTTCCTTTCAATCCTCAAATCTTTGACTGATCCCCATACCGTGGCCGAATGCTTTGAGTGCTCAATATCTATAGGGATTGGCCTTGTTGGCATTACGATGGATCCAGGATCATGGGAGAGCTTCCAGCCATCGCCGACGATTTGATCCGTAGAGATCACGATCTCTGCTGTTTTTGTTTCTTCATTCCAAGAGTTGGGAGTCAGCAATGCTGAACGCTGGATTGTTTCGTGGGTCATAATCAGGGAGCTGGTGGTTCCATTGTCACAGGTCGGACGGTTCCTGTGGTGCTGGCAAGATCAACGTCTAGCTTCAAGCCAGCATCACGAGCGGCCTTCATGTCCTCTCCTAGCTCTTTGAGCACGGCAGAGGGAACATAGCCCAGCATTCTTTGAACCTCGCTCAGGCTCATCATTCCTGCCCTGATGGCGTCTACATAAGCTGGGATCTCGCGGGCCGGGTCAACCAGCCAGGCAACTGGAGGGGTCCACTCAAAAGAGCGCGAAGTTCGCTGAACCCCTGTCATCATGCTGGTTTGTTTATATCTTTGCTCAACTCTTTTCAGTAGTTGCGGGATCAAGATAGACCATCGCCAACGAGAAACTGATTGGCGCATTTCCATGCGTCCCATTCTTGCGCTAGAAAAATTTACTTGCGAATAGTCACCTGTCAGTGATTCGTATGTGATTTCATAAGCGGTTGCAATGCTAAGGAGGTGATATTTTTGTGTCGTTGAAAAGTCACCGCTTGAAGGCGGGTTTGCAAATGTAACGCTTCTCCCGTCTCCCAGGATCTCGATAGCGCCTGGCTGGAGCTTGTCCAGCAAGGGAAAAGCCAGTCCGGTTGATGGGTCCAGTTGCTGACCTTGTGCTACTTCAATACTTGGATCTGTAACAAACGCCATGAAGCAGGCCGCCAGCTTGTCCTTCATCAGTTGCGCTGCGTCGCGGTCGCTTACATCACGGAGCTTAAGCAGTGCAGACACTCCAAATGGGACGCCTATTGCTTGCCCAGGTCGCCGCACTTCGTAGACGTGACAGATTTCTTCTGCGCTTATTCGATCGCTAATAATTGTGTTTCCTGTCCAGTCTCGTTCACCAGGATGCGCACGTCGGATCCAGTAAGCCTGAAGCCGTCCAGCTTGATCGTATTCTTTCCCAAAACGTATATTTAAACCATTATCTTTTGAAAAGTCAAGATAATCAGGCTCAAGAGTTTGCAACTGCAACGGCACAAGACCGTATCGGAGCAAGTCTTCATTTAGCCTAAATCGCACAAGACAGCTGCCTCTAGCGGCAGTCGTCCGAGCAACTAGAGACTGTATGCCATAAAAGTTCTGATTTCCATAAAAATCGCAAAGCGTAGACTCTGCCCATTCTCTGTACCCATCTTTGAATCTAGCGCTGCCTCCGATAGGATTACCTACAATTCCATCACCCACCCAGTTATTTTGAATCACGTTGATAGCTTTTGATGCCCATGGATCGCTGTCTATCATGTCTTGATGACGCCTGACCATGCGGTCAAGAACAAGGCGAATATCAGAATTTGGCCCACCATTGACAAGCGAAAGCGAATCCCAGCCTTCAGTGCGGCGGCTTTGCTTGCCCGCTTCAAATGCCCGCTGTATCTGCTGATAGCTTGCTAGTCTTTGAGCGTGAATAAGGGGATCAAGGCTGAATTTATCTCCTTTTTGTAGTGGCACACGATTAGAGAATGTAAAGCCCATTATGCTCTCTCGAAAGAATAATACATTCTACGTGGTCGGAGTGCTGTGACGCTTGGCTCTACTTCCGCCGCAATTGTTCGCTCAAGTCTTAACATTTCTTCAAGGCTCCGAAACTCTGTCATTCCATTAGGACCACTGACTTTCAGCACGCCTTCTGCGATAGCGGCTCTCAAGTCCGCCAGTTGTTGAGTCGTATAAGCCATGAGCGCATCCTAAAGCCAAGTACTTCGCTTTCGCGCTGGCGCAGCGGAGCTTTCTGGTGATCTGCCAGGGATCGAGCGAAGCGCTGCCGCCTCCCAGCGATCCCACATCGTCATGGGATTCGAGAGCGTTGCCGCGTACTGGAATGCCGCATAGGCCAGCCTGGCGCAGTCGCCAGCTTCA